GAAAAACGTTGGCTATGAGTGTGTTTCTTTGCATTTGTGCTGTAATCATTACCATTTGTGTTGCATTGCAAACATTGTTGATGTATGGGCTTGTCAATCATTTACGGCAAATTAAAGAAGAGCGCCTGCTTGTACAACGTGTTATTTCAAATGAAAGGTGGATTTAGACATGTCCATTGATATTAGTAACTTAATGCGTAGCGCTTTGACTAAAAGTGTTATGGGGCAGCAGCCGAAAGTGTCAGCATTTTCCAAGCCAAGTGACGTGGGAGCACCGGGTAGCTTTGAGTTACTAAATGGAGCAAAAGATAATAAAGAGAATTTAAATATTGATTTAACTGCCAAAGAATGGAAAGTCGTCCCAAAAGATCAACCAGACGAAGCAAAGCGAGTTATGACGTTTGTCAAACAACAGTTTGATTTAGCGTATCGCGCACGACAGGAAATGGAATTAGAGTGGGTAATGGCTACTGCCTTTTTTGAAGGACGGCAGTGGTTTAGGATTAATAGTCAGGCGCGTAATCTAGAAAGTTTACAAAACGAGGACGAGCCAAACAGATATATGACTGTTAATAAGATGCGACCGCTGATTGATGGCGTAGTTGGTAAATTAACGCAATGTGCGCCTGATTCAAGCGCTGTGCCTATTAGTAACAACCCAGTTGATCTAATGGCTTCCGATGAGGCGAACTATATTGTCAATCACTACAATCGCAAGTTTGACAGAGAGACACAGACAAAAGAACGCGTTCGCTGGGCATGTGTCTGCGGTACGTCATTTTTAAAAATCTTTTGGGACGCAAGCTTAGAGCAGATTGTTCCGCAAATGGATGCTACTGCATCAGAAGTCATAGGTCACACGTCAATGCGTGTAGGCGATATTGTTGAGCAAATTTTGCCAGCGTTTGATGTGTATTTCGACCCTACTGCAAAACGAGATGCAGATCTGCGGTGGATGATCCACGCAATGGTTAAGCCACTATCATGGTTCATTGACAAGTATGGTGAACAAGGCAAATTGGTTAAACCTGATGGACAAACTGGCACAAATGCTGGATATGTAGAGACATATTTAGATGGAACTAATGGTAATGGTCGTGGCTGGGTTCCGCCATCTCCAAGTAATTTAGGTAACACTGACACAAAAAAGCAAGCTGCGATTGTTTACGAGTATTGGGAAAAACCAACAGCGCTGTATCCATCTGGTAGGTATATCGTTAGCACAAATAGTTGTTTGCTATATGCTGGCCCATGGCCATATAAAAAGAAGGATTCATTCCCCTTTATTCCATTACGTTGGCAACCACGCAGCGGTACGCCTTATGGATATAGTTTAGGTTGGGATTTATGTTCTCTCCAACTAACATACAACCGTGTGTATTCGCGTCTTATTGAGCAGTTTGAAAATCAAAAAGACTACATCTTGGTTGAAAATTTAAGTGGCGTAGGAGCTGACGCATACGACAATACTGGCGATAGCGTAGATGATAAAAACCGTGTTTATCGTCGCATTAATTACAAACGCGGTAGTCATCCACCCGCAATACAACGCGCACCCGGAATTGGATCAGATCTATTTCCTTTGTTGCAAATGTTAGAAAAAGACATGATGGATGTTGCAGGGTTGCATGACGTAAGTCAAGGGCAGGCGAGTGCTGGTACACCAGCAGAATCTGTAAGATTGTTGCAACGCTCGGACAACACACAACATTCGTTTATTCGAGCTGACATCGAAATTAGTGCATCAAAAATTAAAGAGTGGGAAGTCTCACTAATCGAACAGTTTGCCATTGTTCCTTTTGTAGGAAACATTCAGGGGAAGATGCTCCCACAGGATCAAATACGTCAAGGCGTTATGCGATTTGATGCATTGCGAGCTGGTGGGCAATACCGGATTGTTTACATTCCGGGTTCGTCAATGGAAGATAGTCCTGATCAAAAGTTACAGAAATTGGCAGCATTACGACAGATGGGCGTATTTGGTGATCCAATGGATCCGGAAACTAACCGCCTATTTATTGAGCTGGCTAATATTCCACATGCATCTCGCATATATCAACATTTAGATCAACAGGCAGAAAAGATGGCACAGATGCAACAGCAACAAGCTGCCATGATGCAACAACAAGCCATGATTGAGGCTCAGGCTAAACAGGAGCAATTTAATCCTGAAGTCGAACAGATGAAGATGCAGTTAGAAGTGCAGAAACAACAAGCGATTATTCAGGCAAAATTAGAGGCAGATATTTCATTGGCTGCTGCTAAGGCTGGAATAGACGCACAACAAAATGAAGATTACGCAATGACGGAAATAGGTAAAGAACAGTTACTGCCGTCAAACGATTTGGGAGCAATGCCGTCAATGCCACAACAGGCACAATCGCAGCCCCAGCAAATGTTGCCACAATCGGGTGTGCAACAACCACCTCAAATGGGTGGCATGTTTTAAAAAAGTAAAGGTATGATATAGATGTCCGAAGAGATGGTGACACGAACCGCTGATTCGCCAGCAGCGGCAACGGGCAATGTTGGTGGTGCGTTAATTGATTTCGTTAGGGAGTCCGCCGGACCTAGCGAAAGTGGAGACATGGCGTTAAATAACTCCACTGATAGCAATACCGCATCACAAGTGCAAACAGATGGTGTTTTTGATCAGAGTTCTATACAAGAACGAGTAAAGAAACATTTACTGGACAGTGCATTACCGGATAAACAACCGGGGAATGTGCCATATGAGCGCTTCAAAGAAGTTAACGATGAAGCCAAACAGCTCCGAGCTGCGCAGGAAGCGTACTCAAAGTGGGCTGATGTGATTCGGCAGTTTGAGGAATCTGGTTTTCAATCAGCAGCTGATGTTCAAAAAGCTTATGAACAACAGCAGATGCAAAGCCAAGAAGATCAAATACGCGAGCGGTGGCAACATGAAGTTGCAAGCAACTACATGGATCCGGAACTTGCTCGCGTACAAGCCGAGGCTGAAATACAGAAGTTTAGATATGACCAAGTTGTAGGTCAAATGAACTCCTATATGGTGGCCCAACAACGTGAACAGGCGTTGCAGCAATTTCCATATGCAAGTCGCGCACAAGACGTGATGGATAGCCTTATACAACAAGGCATGAATCCAATGGATGCAGCAGCAGCCGTACATCGTCAAGTGACGGGTTTAGTTGAATCACTCGTACCGCAATTAGTGGATATGGTGACAAATCAACAGACAACGCCGACACCTATTGGTGGTGGTGACTCTGCGCAAGCAATGGTTCCACCGCAATCAACATCAACGCAAAACCGTATGTCAGGTCTTAGTAGATTACTAGGCATTCGGTAGGAGTAACCAATGGCTATCGATTTTAACGGTGCACTTACACTCGCAGATCAAGCTGTCCTTTCTAATGATCCTCTTGTAAAAGAAATCACTATGTCGTTGCACCAGACATGGAACGCTATCAAGGACATTCCATTCTACACATCGCCTTCTTTACGACAGGTTGGTGTACGCTATACGAACGAGGCTGGTACTATCCCAACTCCAACTTGGTCATCTATCAATGGTGAGCCAAACGCAGTTAAAGGTAAACCAAAGTCGTACGAAGAGCAGATGTATTTAATCCGCAATAAGATTACGGTTGACTGCCGTTTGCTTGACCAGCCAAACAATATCATTGATCCTGTAGAAGCTCAGATCAAGATCTTCATGGAGGGTTTTGCATACGACTTTAATGATAAGTTCATTAATAACGACCCAACGTCTTCTGCTGCTGGTAACAGTCCGGATTGTTTCCCCGGTCTTAAATTCCGTTTAGAAAACCGTGCAGATTATGACATTCCATCCGACTGTTTGATTGCACCTGCATCGACATCGGCATCACTGGACACGTCTAGTACCTTCTTAGCTGTTGAGGCTAACGGTGCTTTATCTGCAATGCAGGAGTTGTTTGACAACTTAAATGCACCAGATGGCAACGGCATTGTCCTATATATGAATGAAGACACAAAGCGTCGCTTTGAATCTGTCATTCGTTTACTAGGCGCTGGTACTGGTTTTAACACCGATAACGATGCATTTGATCGATCAGTAGACAGCTATAAGGGTGCCAAGATTCGCACAGTTGGACGTAAGTTAGACGGTACTACACCTGTTATATCTGCTCCATCTAACTTTGCAGACATCTATGCTGTACGCTATGGCACTGGCTATGTTCAGGGTTGGCAGTCTGGTCCATTTAAGCCAGAGTACTTAGGAAAGTCTAAGGAAAACGGCATTATGCATAACGTACTGTTTGACTGGGGCATGGGTCTTTGGATGCCAAATACACGGTCAATTGCTCGTTTACGCATTGCGACCAACTAAGGAGAATTAACGTGAGAGACGCAAAACTTACATTTAGCATTGCAGCACAGAGTGCTACAGCATCTGCCTATCTTGTAAACTCACCGGGGTCAGTTAATGGTGTTGTTTCGTTAATTATGAACGCAACAACTAGTGGCGCTAACGTTGCAGCCACATCCGTAGAACTTAACTATGGTGGGCTTGTAACAAATGGCGTATCTGGCGCGGTTATGGATGCCAACCAAGACGGATCAGTTACTGCGGCTGATTATGTCCGTGGTCAGATTATTAACCCGCTGTATGTCAAGGTTGCATTTAACCATACAGGTGTAACTGCTGCTGACACAGTGACTGTTGAGTTGCACGGTTCTGATACTAGTGGGTTTACCCCAGCTGCTTCGACGCTGTTGTCATCTGCTGTGTATACGGCAGCTGCAGCAACTGGTGCTGATCAGTTGGTGTTGCCATTGCAGTCATATGCAAAGTTCTTGAGGTTAAGATTTATTAGCTCGCAAGGACGCAACCCAGCACAGGTCAACGTAACCCAGATGCACATCCAGAATGGACGTGAGGGTAACCTCTAATTATGAATCTAGGTCAAATTAAACGTAATGTGCGAATGCTCGGTAGAAATTACTTTGGCACGGACGCAGATCGTGATCCATTTGGCCTAGATTATTTAATTATTGAACAGGCCAATCAGATAGCTCGGCAAACCGACTGTCTGGTTGGTCGTCGGTTTTTAGACTTAACGGTCAGCGTAAAAGATTATTGTGCTCCAGATATTTATCGAATTAAGGTAATTAAAATTTTGGACACAAATAATGAATATCAAAAAGTGCGCGTGTTTGATTATCAAGATCAATACATAGATTATTGGCGCAATCAGCCAGATGATCAAAGACCAGAGATAGTTGTGTTGCGCGGAATGAATAATATCTCTGTTTACCCAGCAACCAATGCAACTATTAACAATGGCTTGCTTCTGGAGGGTTATGCGCAACCCGGTGATAACTGGGCTTATGACAGTGCTGGTAATGCTTTACCAAATACGGACGCAACAGAATGTCCATTGCCCGAAGTTGCGCATGACTGCCTAGTATATGCAGTATTGCAAGCTCGTTCTATGCAAATGGGCGATATGAATGGCTATCAGATTTTTAAAAATGAATACATAGATAGGCTTTCTATGGTTGACAATTATGCCAGTACATATGGCCGGAGAGCAAAATAATGGCTAAAGGCTTTACTGATTTAAAAAACGAAGTTATACGATTATTAAACGAGACAGCCGATACTGTTGTAGCTGAAATCCCAGATGGTGTCGGTGGAGTTACTGCTACAAATAACGCTGGTATTCTTCAATATTTAAACGATGCTGCGTTTGACTTATGTCGCACGTGCGTATATTTACCTACTACATTAAGTGTCTCTACCCATACTGGTCGTACTTACGATTTTGGAGCATCCGCATTAGCATTTCCGCTAACAGTGCACGTAAACGGTGGATCAACTCCAATATTACATTGTGGTGAAAATGAACTACGGTCATATGATTTAGGGTACACAGCAACAGCTGGTACGCCCACGCATTGGTACGAGGCTGGCTATAACAACATTGGCTTTTATCCTGTGCCATCAACAAACACTACATTTATTGCTAGAGGAGCTGGACTACCTACGGCAATAACTGAAGGATCCGGTACGTTCAGTTTTATTAGTGATGATTTATTGATGCAAGCATTACCAGCATATGCAGCGCGTAAAATAGCACTCAAGAATTATGATGACCCATCAATTGTCGGCCGTGCATTCTGGGGTGATTGGTATGATCAAGTGCGCATGCAGTTGTGGATGCGACTCGATGCGTCATACAAAGCTCCTAATGGAATATTTAGTGTTCCACCCGTAATGAGTGCTGGTGGTAAATGATGAAAATAGCGTGGGGTAGATTAATTCTAATTGTATTAGGAGCTTTTACTGCCAGCGCTGCTCCAGAATTTGATGCTGCGTGGAAAGCGCAGCACATTGCGGACAATGCCTCGTTTGGCACTGTTACTCGCGCACTATTGATGGCAAGCATAGAAGGTATACGCGCAGGTGTTCCGGCAATGACTACCGCGCTCATTGCTTTTTTTATGCGACAGGATAGTACACTTCCAGTTTTTTCTATGAAACTACCAGAAGTAGCAAAAGTCAGTGAAGCAACGAGGGATGTCAATGAATAAAGTAGGTCTGTCCGTGGATGATATTCAACAAATTGTGGCTGGTTTTTTTGGAAGTATTGTTGGCGTAAGCAAACAATCCCACCTAAATTTTGGAGCACTTGTTCTTTCAGTTATAAGTGGAACTGCTAGTGCAACATATTTGACTCCAGTTATAGCTGCTCCTTTGCATATCAAAGATCCAAAATACATGTTAGGTTTATCGTTTTTGATGGGGACGTTAGGTTTACGTGGCGTTGAAATTGTTACGGCAAAACTAAATCTTCATGGTGGCAAGGATAAAACTAATGGACCCGAAGTTAATAATTAACTGCGTATCTAATTGTTTTATTGCATTGTCGGTATCTGGTTTTATTGCTTTATTGCGTCATCCTAAATCTCCGATAGAGCACATGCCATTTGTAATTAAAACGTGGATACGTTGCTCACTAGGTTTTATTGCAGCAGGTAGTTTGTACAGTGCAATGGCATTAAGTAATCCACGATGGAGTGAGATTATAACAAATATTGGTGTCGCCAATATGTTCTCGTGGGCTTTTTTCTGGCATAAACGAAGGTGGCGTATTTAAATGCCAATGACCGAAATTGACTTTTTATATCCAAAAGTCATAATGCCTAATAACGGGCTTGTAACACAAGCAACTGTCGAATTTGACAGCACTGGTGATGTACAAGGTTGGATTTGTCAAGCTGCTGAAGATATGACTATTACGCAGGTTGGCTGTTACATAAGTGGAAAAACTGGTAGGCCCGGAGATCAAGCAGGTTCTTTACGGCTTGGCGTGTGTTATGTTGATGCAACTAATGGTTTCCCAGCTAACCCTCCTGTATGGGCAAATGCAACATTTAGCGGGACGGCAGGTACAGCTTATCAAGATTTCAATGCTGATCTAGTTACAACTGGACAGATGCTGATAGCGACTTTGACTACATCTGTTACCATTACTAGAGGCACAGCATTTGGTATAGCTCTTGATGCCGTTGCAGGAACATGGGCTACTGGTAATGATTCATTAACTGTACGAACTGGTTGGAATAATACATATCCTTTCATGCGTAGGCCATATTCCGTTGGCCGTCCAGCTGGGTCGTACATTGATAATGACGTAAACATTCCTTCTTTCCTTTACAGAAGTAGTACAAAAACTTATGGATATCCATACGAAACAGTAACTAGTCTTAATGTAAATAACGGCAGTACACCTGATGAGTTTGGTATTTATTTTAGAATGCCTACTGGTAGTTGCCAAACGTATGAAGTAGCCGGATTACGTTTAGGGTGTTTACCTGCTGCTGATTTTGACGTTCGATTATATGGAACTGATGGTACTACCGTTTTAGCATCGATGTCATATGACAGCTCTCTGCAAAACCAAACAGCGCAAGGTGCATTTGATTGTATGTTTACTGGTACAACGCTACCGACATTAAATGCAGGTTCGTATTACAGATTAGTTGTACGTCCAACTACAATTAGTAATATGGGTCCTGTTCAATACTTTACATTTAGGCAGGATTCCGACAAATTAGCTGTACTAGGTACAGCAGCCGACATTCAATACACCACACGTACTAATGATGGTGCGTGGACAGAAAACACTAACCGCATGTTAACTATGCAGGCAATTATTGTAGGGTTGGATCAAGGTACTGCATCTGGTGGAATGTTAGTGCATCCGGGAATGTCTGGAGGCATACGTGGCTAAACTATTTATACAAGCAAACAGTACGTCGCATACTGAATATGTATTTATTCAAAACTCTACTAGTACTACTGGTGCAGGATTGACTGGACTTGTGTTTAACTCTGCTGGTCTTAATGCTTATTACGCAGTAGAGCGAGGAGCTGCTACAGCCATTACATTAGTTACATTGGCAAGCGCAACTGCAGCATATGCATCTGGTGGTTTCGTAGCAGTAGACGGAACTAATAT